CTCCTGAAGCTGGACCCTGGTAATACAGATCTGATGGCGCAGAAACAGAAACTTCTGACACAGGCCATCAGCGAGACGAAGGAAAAGCTGGATTCTTTGAAGCTGGCAGGCCAGCAGGCTAATGAAGCACTAGCGAAAGGGGAGATCAGCCAAAGCCAGTATGATGCGCTCCAGAGGGAAATCGTAGAAACAGAGAAAGCCCTAGAGGAACTGGAGAAGCAGGCGGATAAGTCTGCGGTGGCGCTGCAGAAGATCGGGGCAACCGGGGAGAAACTGAAAAGCGTGGGTTCTTCCATTGAAGGTGTCGGTCAGAAGCTGATGCCTGTTACAGCAGCGGTGGGAGGTCTTGGCGCTGCAGCAGTGAAGGTAGCGGCAGATTTTGATTCTGCCATGAGCCAGGTGGCGGCAGTGTCCGGGGCAACCGGGAAGGATCTGGATGCACTCCGGGAGAAGGCCCGTGAGATGGGCGCAAAGACGAAATTCTCTGCATCCGAAGCGGCGGAAGCCATGAACTATATGGCAATGGCCGGATGGCAGACCGGGGATATGCTGGACGGCATCGAGGGGATTATGAACCTTGCCGCTGCTTCCGGGGAGGATCTGGCTACCACTTCTGATATTGTGACGGATGCCCTGACCGCACTTGGGCTGTCGGCAGCCGATTCCGGGCATTTTGCGGATATCCTTGCGGCGGCAAGCTCCAATGCGAACACGAATGTTTCCATGATGGGTGAGACGTTCAAGTATTGCGCGCCTGTTGCCGGTGCGCTGGGATTTACGGCGGAAGACACGGCAGAGGCGATCGGCCTGATGGCGAATGCGGGCATCAAGTCTTCCCAGGCCGGTACTGCCATGCGTACCATGCTGACGAATCTGACCGGGGAAGTGACCTTTGTGGGGGATGCCTTTGGGGAGCTGACGGTTCAGACTACGAACACGGACGGAAGCATGAGAAGCCTTGGGGAGATCCTTGCGGATTGCCGGGTGGCGTTCTCCCAGATGTCTGAATCGGAGAAAGCAGCCAATGCGGAGGCACTGGTAGGTAAAAATGCCATGTCTGGTTTCCTTGCGGTGATGAACGCAGCCCCGGCGGATATCGAAAAGCTGAACAGTGCCATCAATAACTGTGACGGCACGGCGGAAAAGATGGCAGAGACCATGCAGGACAATCTGGCAGGACAGCTTACCATCCTGAAATCACAGTTGGAGGAGCTTGCCATCTCCATCGGGGAAATCCTGATGCCGTCTATCCGGCAGATTGTATCATGGATTCAGGGACTGGTTGATTGGCTGAACGGGCTGGATGAAGGAACAAAGAAGATCATTGTTACCATTGCTTTGGTGGCGGCTGCCATTGCCCCGGTGCTGATTGTGATCGGCAAGGTGGTAGGGGCTATTGGTACGGTCATGACCGTGATCCCGCAGATTGCGGGAGCTATTTCCGGTGTGGTTGGTTTTGTGTCCGGTACAGTGATCCCGGCGATTACGGCAGTGGTGGCGGCTATCGGATGGGTGCCGATTGCCATTGCAGCGGTGATTGCCATTATCGTGCTGCTATGGAATAAATGTGAGTGGTTCCGGGAAGCAGTTACTGCGGTATGGGAGGCGATCAAGTCAGCCACGATTGCGGCTTGGAACGCTATCGGAACCTTTTTGACAGATCTGTGGAGTGGGATTGTGGAGACAGGGAAGACGGTCTTTCAGGGGCTTTCTTCCTTTTTTACTGCCTGCTGGCAGGGAATACAAAATATGTTTACCACAGTTCTGACTGCCATTACCACATTTTTCAGTACCATCTGGAATGCAATCCGAACCACGGTGGTGACTGTCGGTACGGCAATCCAGACATTCCTGACTACAGCATGGACAGCAATTAAAACGGTAATTCTGACAGCAATCCAGACCGTGTTTTCAACAGTATGGAATGCGATAAAAGTAGTTGTGACAGCGGTGGTGTCTGCCATCCAGAATTTTATTACTACTGCATGGAATACGATAAAATCGGTTGTGACTACAGTAATGAACGCTATCCGATCTGTGGTGTCCAGTGTCTGGAATAATGTAAAATCCGTGACTTCTTCTGTACTGAATGTGGTGAAGTCAGCGGTTTCCACGGTATTTAGCAACGTGGTTTCCAGTATCCGGACAGCCATGGGGAATGTTTACAGTACGATTGTGTCCGGTTTTAACCAGGCAGTCAGCTTTATTACCGGGCTGGCTTCCAGTGCTTTCCGGTGGGGAGCAGACCTGATCAATGGAATTGTAAATGGAATCCGGAGCTGTATTGGAAATGTGGTCAGCGCTGTGTCAGATGTGGCAAACGCTATCCGTTCCCATCTGCACTTCTCTGTGCCGGATGAAGGCCCGCTGACCGATTACGAGAGCTGGATGCCGGACTTTATGAAGGGGCTGGCACGTGGCATTGAAAAGAGTAAGGGGTTGGTGAAACAGGCAGTGGAAGGTGTGGCTGCGGATATGGTCATCAGCCCGAAGGTGTCAGCAATGGAAACGGCGCAGATGCAGGTTTCTTCCATGGATTCCATCCGGCAGATGGTAAGCGGAATACAGGAAATGTTCGCAGGGATGCAGAATAATGATAATATGGGAACCATCTGCATTCCGGTCTATATCGGAGGAACGCTTCTGGATGAAGTGGTGGTGAATGCACAGGCAAGGCAGAATTTGAGGTCAGGAGGGAGATAGGAATGGCATTTATACAGTATTTGACATTTGACGGGACACCGCTCCCTCTGCCGGATTCCTATGAGGTGCAGATGGCGGATGTGGAAGCGGATTCCGGCGGTGAGACGGAGGCCGGGACAACGCAAAGGGATGTGGTGCGGCTTGGCGTGGTGTCCATCCCAGTCACATTCTCCGTTTCTCCAAAGTGGTTAAAAATGCTGACAGGATTTAAGCAGAAAGAGAAGATCACGGTGAAATATTTTGATACGGAGACTTTGGAGATAAAACAGGCGGAAATGTTCATTGAAGGGTATAAGGCAAGTCTTGTAAAAGATACATCTTATAAAGGGCTGTGGAAGGTTAGTTTTACGTTGAGGGAGTTTTAAGTAAAATAGCAGGTGCTTTTTGGTGGAATGTCTGGTATGATGGAAGAAACAAATATGAATTTGTGGGCAGGGGCCATTAAAACAATAAGATGTACGAAAATGGAATCAATCATAGAAAAATATTATATTGCGTAGAAAGGTGATTACATGGAGAAAAAATTTAGAAAAGTAGTAATTATATTTATTGATATTTTGGGCTCACAAAGTAGAGAAAATTTTGATGAATGGTACAATGTTATGAGTATTTTCAGTGCAATGGTAGAACGAGAAAAGGAATTTGACAAAGCTCATAAATGGACTGTTTATAAGAGAGAAACACATGTATTTTCAGATTGTGCATACATCATTTATGACTATAAAGATGATATTGAGGATAGTCGAAAAGATATGTATGAACTAATGGGAATTGCTTGTTATAATACAGAAAAAGTATTGTACGAATTTTTAAAGAATGGTTTCATTGCTCGTGGAGCAATTACGCATGGTGATTTGTTTTATGACAATGAAAAGAATATTTGGTTTGGGCCAGCGATGAATCGAGCTTATTTTTTAGAATCAAAGAAAGCAAGATTTCCAAGAGTTATTGTGGATCCTGAATATGCAGAAGATTTGTATGCATTTAACGAAAATAAATACCGTAGAAACTCTGTACAAAGAATGGCTAATGGTGAAATCTTATGTCGTGATATGGATGGTTTCATATATTTGAACTATTTGAATAGTGTGAAGCTGGGTATGAATCAGATAGAGGGTGAGTATGTTATAGAAAATGCCCTGCAATTATGCGACATGGAAAGAGATGTAAGGAGAGAAACAAAAGAATTGCAAGAATCTATTAAAGAAAAGTATGATTGGTTGGAAAAGTATTTGTTGAGTTAAGTAAATGATAAGGTACAATTCACTAGTACAGCATTGCCAAAATAATAATGAATAGACGTTGCTTTTTTA